TTAAGCAGCTCTTAGGCATCCCACGCCCAGCGGTGGCCTAATGGCTTACACCGACCTGTTCAACGAAGCCATAGACGACTTGACGGCAAGCCTGACCGCCGTGTCTGGACTACGCGTCGTAAACGACCCGACCAAACTTGCGCCTAATTGCGTGTACCTTGACGCGCCAAACTTCACGACAATCGCAGGCAACGGCAACGTTGTACGCCTCGAGTTTCCCGTCAAAGTAATCGGGTCAGGCCCAGCAGGTTTGCCGGTACTCCGTCAGATATTAAGCATCGTTGCAACCGTGCTCGGCTCACCGATCATTGTGATGGCTGGCCGTCCGTCAAGCCTTGAAATCGGTGGCGCGCTATACCCGTGCTATGACCTTGATTGCGCAATACAAGCCCAGACCGCATAATCCACTACTACCGAACACAAATCATCTACTATCAGAACAGAACTAAGGAGCAATAAACATGGCATCAGCAACATATCTCTCTAACCCAGTCTTAACGATCAACGCCGTTGATCTGACCGACATGTGCACCGCAGCAACCTTGACAAACCTGGTCGAAGCGCTGGAAGACACCGCGTTTGGCACCACGTCACGCACTTACACCGCAGGTCTTGCCAACAACGAAGTAACGCTGACAATGTATGCCAGTTTTGCCGCCACGGAAACTTACGCCACTTTACAGCCACTAATCGGCACAAAAACAATTGTTGAATTGACCCCAACATCTGGCGGAGAATCAGCAACAAACCCAAAATTTGTTTTGACTAATTGCTACCTAGAGTCATTACCAATCATCAACGCATCGCTCGGCGAATTGTCAACATATGACATTACGTTTATGGGCGGCGTGTTAACGATTGACACAACCCCATAATCACGGCTCCAAGCCGACATAGGAGAAACCATGAAAATCAAATTGCAGTTAAAGCGCACGCCTGACAGCGCACCCGAGTACTACTACACAAACCTGTTCGTCACAACAGAATGGGAACGACTTGAGCGACGCAACGCCCAACAACTAACAACACAGCCATTGTTCAGCGATTATTGCTGTTGGATGCACACCATCCTAAAAATGAAAGGCGAACAAGTCGGCGACAACTGGCGCGACTGGGTCAAAGCCAACCCAGACATTGAAGTAATCCCAGTAGTGGACGAGTCCGACCCAAACCCTACGGACGCGGCACCTACCGTCGCCAGCTAGCAGAGATATTAGTCGCGGTCGGTTGGTGGCCCAGCGACATAGTGTTTGACGCTCGAGACATAGCAACAGTCATTAAAGTGCTTAACGACGCAAACAAAAAAAGGAAATAACGTGGCGGGAGTATCGGCAAAAGTTGAAGTAGTTGGGCTCAAAGATGCCTTAAAGACCCTAAACAAACTTGACAAATCTTTACGCCGAGAAATTACCAAAGACTACAAAAAGATTGTCCAGCCTGTAATTGACGACGCTAACAAACTTGTGCCTACAGGCGCTCCGCTGTCTGGTATGACACGCAACTGGCAAACCCGATCAGGGTTCTTAATGTTGCCGTGGATACCAGGCTACAAACAGAAAATAATTGCCAAAATTAACACTCGAGCCATCAGGGAGTATGGCGGTCGTACAACCAACGTGGGCACCTTTGGCATTCAATGGAAGGGCGCCACCGGCTCAATGTTTGACACGTCTAAGGCTGGCGCGCTAGGCGTGGCGCTATCTGCACGTTATGGCAACCCATCACGAGTAATGTGGAAAGCGTACGAGCAACGCCAAAACGATGTCATGTCCGAGATGGAGCGATTGGTTAAGCGCGTTATGGATGAAGCAAACAGAGAGATCGCATAATGGCAATCAACATTCCTATCGTTTCAGAGTTTGACGGCAAAGGCATTAAAAAGGCTATTGCCCAATTCAAGCAACTAGAAACAAGAGGGCAAAAAGCACAGTTTGCGTTAAAAAAGGCTGCGTTGCCGGCGACAGCGGCGCTTGCAGGATTGGCAGCTGCCGCAGCCCCAGCGATTTCGGCTGCATCCGATCTTGGCGAAAACCTGTCAAAAGTAAATGTAATTTTTGGTGAAGGCGCCGCCGAAGTAGAAAAGTTTGCAGCGAGCGCTGCCAAAAGCATGGGCCAGTCAAAAAATGCTGTGCTTACCGCAGCAGGCACCTTTGGCACGTTCGGCAAAGCAGCAGGTCTAAGCGGCAAAGAACTGGCTGGATTTAGCAACGATTTCACAGCGCTTGCATCAGACCTGGCATCGTTCAATAACACGACACCAGAACAAGCTGTGCAGGCCATTGGCGCCGCGTTACGTGGCGAATCCGAACCTTTGCGACAGTACGGTGTTTTGCTTAACGACGCCGCGCTTAAAGCAGCCGCGCTTGAGTTGGGAATCTACGACGGGTCAGGCGCGCTTACCGACCAACAAAAAATACTTGCAGCGCAAAAAGTTATTTTTGAGCAAACAGGCGACGCACAAGGCGACTTTGCAAGAACGTCTGACGGTTTAGCAAACAGCCAGCGCACGCTTACAGCACAAATGGAAAACCTACAAGTGTCTATAGGCCAAGCGTTATTACCTGTAGTGGAAGCAATTCTGCCACTCGTGCAATCGTTTGCAACATGGGCCGCCGACAACCCAGAAACTTTTTTAATTATTGCTGGCGCTATCGGCGCAGTTGCGTTGGCAATAATGGCAGTAAATATCGCAATGGCACTCAACCCTTTTACTTTAGCCGCTGCGGGAATTGCACTTTTAGTTGCTGCATTTGTTGTTGCATACAAAAAATCTGAAGTGTTTCGCGAAGGTATCAAGTTCATGGTAAACGGAGTTATCCAAGCATTTGAAATGATGGTTAACGCTGTAATTATGTCTGTAAACGCAATCATTCGAGCATATAATGCAATTCCTCTAGTGCCAGATGTGGGAACAATCGGCCATGTTGAACTAGGCAGAATGCGTCATGGCAATATTCCAGACCGAAGCCCTGCGCGCACAATGGACATTCCGAAATTGGCCGAGGGTGGCATTGTGTCATCGCCAACGTTGGCGCTGATCGGTGAAGCAGGCCCAGAAGCCGTCGTGCCATTAGACCGTCTAAACAACGGTGGCGGAATAACTATCAACGTCACAGGCGGTCTTGCCACAAGCGCCGAAATCGGTGAAAGCGTTGTTAACGCATTACGCGCCTACTCGCGTTCCGCTGGGCCGTTGCAATTACAGGTGGCCTGATGCCAGGCGTAGCGGTTGTTAATTCTGGCAACTATGACCTGCAGATCGCCACAGGGTTTCAGGTTGACGCGTTCGTGCTCGATGACTCGCTGAAAGGCGTACTAGACAACACCGAATACGTGCTTGATGGCACGACCGAGTTTGCCAATGTCATGGACTCGGTAACAAAAATCAACGTTAGGCGCGGTCGCCGTGACGTGGGCGACCAGTTCAGCGCTGGCACAATGTCATTTACTATCCAAGACGTCTCAGGGATTTTTAATCCGTTTGATCAGCAGTCGCCATTCTTTGACACACCACAAGCAAAGCCTGGGCTAGCCCCATTGCGCGAAGTAAAACTAATTCGCTACGACAACACAAACGTGCCAGAATCGTTGTTTAGCGGGTATGTCGTCAATTACGACTACAACTTTGCGCTGGGCGGTCTTGACACCGTGACCGTGTATTGCGCTGACCAGTTCTACCTACTGGCACAAACATTCTTAGACGAATTAAACGTCACCCCAGAGACATCTGGCGAACGCATAGAAACCGTGCTTGATCTGCCCGAGGTAGATTTCCCTGCGGGCGCTCGAGCGATCGCTACAGGCACCGTCAACCTTGGCCATGACTCGGCCTACACCGTGCCGGCAGGAACTAACGCGCTGCAATACTTAACTCAAATAAACGAGACCGCCGAGTTTGGTCGATTGTTTATGTCTTCAGCGGGGGTGCTGACCTTTCAGGAGCGCATTGGTACGACGTTGAGCGCGCCTGTTGCAGCGTTCCACGACGACGGCACCAATTTCCCGTATGAGGGGGTAG